GCGAGGCAGGCATGGCTGCAGCGTTGCGATATGCGGGAAGAGAATGTGCTTCTTCAGGAAAGTCTCATCAACCTGAAGGAGAAGTACAGCATCGCGCTTGAGTATGTGGGTGGCGATATGGTACTTTTGAGCGATAAGCACTAATTGCTAAGAAATAACCGCTTAATGCGGTTATTATTTTGCCTAACGCACCACCAATGGTGCAAAGTATCAACCAATACGGAGAAATGGCAATGACAACCGAAAAACCACAATTCATGGTGTACACCAACGAACAGCTAAGCAACGATGAGTATCATGACAAAGAGTCATGGTGTGCTGAGTACGTTTCAGGATCAAGCCTGGCTGACATTTACGCCACCTGCCCAGCAGCGTGGAAGTTCTCCGTCAGAGAGCCATCATCAGCACTTGAGTTTGGCACTCAGTCACATACCATCATGCTGGAGATCGAGCGATTCAATGCGACTTATCGCCGTGGAATCCTGGCGCAAGAGGTAAAGGATGTTTTCACCAGCCAGACAGCGTTGGCCTCACATCTTAAAAACGTTTGCGGCCTGACCGGTACGTCAAACAAAACGTATCCCGATCTGATTCGAATGATGGTAGCCAATGACCTTGATCTGAACGTTCTTTGGCTGATGGAGATGATTCACGAGTCTCAGGCGTTCGCAGACAAGGTTGAGATCGTCAAGGCTGATGACTACGATAAGTGCATAGCCATGCGGGCAACTCTGCTTAACATTCCTGAGTACGCTCAGATCTTGGAAAGCAAAACCGCTCAGCGAGAGATTTCAATCTTCGGTGTGATTTTTGGCGTAAAAGTTAAGGTCCGTATTGACCACGTAGATAAGCTGTATGACGTCGTAATTAATGACGTGCATTATGATGAGGTTGTTGTGATAACCGATTACAAGACCACACAGAGCGTTAAACCATCTGAGTTTGGTAAGCACGCGTACAACTTCGGATACTACCTGAAAATGGCGCTACAGCGAGATCTGTTCAAAGCTGCATTTAGTGAAACGTGCCCAATCATTGTTCAGCTACTGGCCCAAGAGAAAAAAGAGCCTTTCCTACCTTTGGCATTTACAATGACGCCTCCGCAATTGTCTCTGGGGCGCAAGCAGTACACCAGCGTTATTCATCAGTATAATACTTGCCAGGATAGAAACATCTGGCCTTCATATGAGAACAACAGCCCGCGCGTTGAGCTTCCTGTTCCTGAGTTTGTGAAGTTCCAGAATAAAGACATCTTTGCGGAAAGCACTAATTGATAAAAAGTAAGTGGTCATTATGTTAATATGGCCACTCAACAACAGGAGATTTTAAATGTATCGTGAGTCTAAGCAAACTGATTTGGTTTACCCGGCTATTTTCGCCGCTCGCAAGATGTTCGTTAAAGTTCTGAAGGATCGCGTAAACAGCCACCTCAAGAACTCATACGCCACTCTTGATTCTGTGCTGGACACAATCAGCGAGCCGCTATTTGATAACGGCTTGTATATTGAGCAGTCTATGGACGAATCAACAACGCGTGATACTTTGCGGGTGATCACCACCGTTCGCCACGAGTCAGGGCAGTTTGTTTCATTCCTTAACGTGATGCCAGTGGCTAAGCAAGATGCTCAAGGTGCCGGTTCAGCCTTCACGTATTCGCGTCGTTACTCCCTTGCCGCGTGCTTCGGTCTGAGCCAGGCCGATGACGACGCTGAGCGTTCCGTGTTAACCGCTCGCGATTGGAACAAGAAATTGGACAAGTGCGAGGATAAAGATAGCTTGCAATCATGCTTTAAAGATGCGTGGAAGAATCTAGACGCTGCAAATCGCGCCGTGGTTCAGAGTCATTACGAAGAGCTTAAGGCAAAGTTTGAAGCTCAGTCAGCACCAAACGGCGGCGGATTTAACCCGGTAAAACTTAAAGATGTTGCGAAAGTTAAAGATGAGGTTGCAACACAGCGCACTCAATCTGTACAATCTGATCAATCAGATGCAACGGCTATTGAGAACTTTGAATAACAAACATGGGGCTTGATTGCCCCATTTAATTTAACTGGAGAACAAGATGCACATTGTAACGGCAGAGATCCGCAAAGCACCGCGCATTCACAACGAAACCCTTTTCATTCTTGAGCTTGCTGAGTCATTCAAGAATAAAGAAAACGTTCGCGAATACACCAATTACACTTTCTTCTTAAACGCCAAAACTCCCGGCCTGCAAAAGTGGTATGCAGACGCCCTGCAGGTTGGCAAGGTTGTATCAATCAGCTTTGATCAGGCTAAGATTGTCAGCCGCGAGCATAACGGCACCACGTATAACAGTATTCAGCCAGCAGGATTTGCGAACCTGGTATTCAGCCAGTTTGGCGGCGGTGATGGTCAGCAGCAAGGCGGAGCTACCGGTAATGGTTGGGGTGAGCCTCAGCAACCAAAACCACAACCTCAGCAGCAGAGAGCGCGACCACCAGCAAACGAACCACCAATTGATTTCGACGCCGATATTCCATTCTAATTAAAGGGCCATATGGCCCTTTTTTTCATCCATAATTCACCCAATAAAAAAGGAGCCTTTCGGCTCCTTTATTTTAGTTACTCTCCATCAGCTTCAGGTTCATTAATCTCATTTGGATTGATTTCTGGCTGATCTGCAAGCGCCCACTCCATTTTCATTTTAGTTTTATTTTCATCATCATTTGATGAATTTATTTTTGATACCAGGCCTTTAAGCTCAGACTTAGCAGCATCAGGATCTTCAAGGCAAAGAAGCATTAGCTTAACAACATCCTTGATTGCCTCAGAATGAAGACCGGCAACGCCACTGTAATCAAGGGATTTTGTTTCATCAAGAATTGTCCCATCTTCAAGAACAATTTTTGACCGGCTTGTTGTTACAGCTTCAGGAATCACGCTTTCTACATCCTGTGCAATAACACCAGCCTTTCTTTGACCCTGCATGTTGTAGGTCATACCCCTTATCATCATCGACTTCTCAAGAGCATTTGAAATAAAATTTTTGTTGAATTTCAAATTGCTATCTGATGTGGGGTTAAATGATGCAGCGAAGCAAGATCCATTTGATTGCGCCCTAAAAGTTTCAGCGTTATTCTGGACCAGTCTAAATGAGTGGTATTGTCCTGTCTGAAGCCAGTATTGCATAACAACATTCCATTGAGCTGCTGCTCCATTTAGAACTAAATTGTTTGATGCATTTCCACTAGGGTCATTTGTTACTCCTGTTAATGTTATTGAGCTGGAAACGTTACCTCCTGATTTTCCATTAATTGTGTTGAGCCTTCCATCATCACCAGCCGCAACCGTACCTGAAGCAGATCCGACGTTTCTTGTTGATGAGTTGCCCAACCCAAGATCAGATCTGGCTGTTGCTGCACTTCTGGCAGTTAGTAGATTTGTCCATCCAGATGCCTTGTCAGCAAGATCTTTAAGGTTTTGTGATTTAAGAACTGCGCCAGAAAGTGTATTCGCAGCATTTGTCTCACTGGTTTTTGCTGCGCTTGCGCTTGCTGCTGCATCGGTAGCCTTCTGACCTGCATTTGTCTCACTGGTTTTTGCTGCGCTTGCGCTTGCTGCTGCGTCAGTAGCTTTCTGCCCTGCGTTTGTCTCGCTGGTCTTTGCGGCGCTGGCGCTTGCTGCTGCATCGGTAGCTTTCTGACCAGCGTTAGTCTCACTGGTTTTTGCGGCGCTGGCGCTGTCTTCTGCTCGCTTCAGATAAGCTTTAATGCTATCTATCAGACCATCAACCGCAGTCTCTTTGCTTTGGTAGTAACGAAGAGTCTCAGCAATGTCCTGCGCGAGGCCATCAACGGTTAGTGAGTCACTTAGCAAAATAACATAATCACCTGAAACGGCTGTTTGACCCGCCGTGCCGATCAAATTAATTTCAGTGTCGCTGATTATCTCAGCGATGCTTCCGATAACTGGTTTTGAACCGCTCAGCAGGATTACAGTTGCCCCTACCCGGATAAGGGATAGGGCCTGCATCCAATCGGTTCCTGTGCCTGTCATTTTTCCTGCTGCATCAACTGAAGCTGTGCCTTTACGATAAATTGCCATGATTTATTTTCCTTACGATTAAAAGGCGTTTTGCCATGCTGCATTGTATCAGAATTTAGTCAATAAAAAACCCGCCGAAGCGGGTTAGTCATAAAGCGCCGTATCAATGAAGGCGGGAGCATATCCGTTGCCTTGTGAGCTATTCAGGAGTATGCTGGCACTACTTCGCCCCATTTCGTTAGATCTTATCCTTGTAACCGACCCATCAAGGAAACACCCTGTAGATCTTGTTATTATTTGCGTTATTGGTCTTCCACCAATAATCTGCTGATAAACGTCAGCGCCGGTCCTTCCGACAACTATGGCCTTGCTGCCGCCTATAGTCTCATTTAGATAACCAGATGTTGACGGATTTCCAGTAGGGTTTACAATTCCAACCCCTCTTAAAGTTTTAGTCTCGTTTGTTATAACACACCTGCCAGACTCATCATATATGGCAATACCCCAAGCTGGTACGTTCTGATACTGCATTGAGAAACCATAAATAGTTCCGCTACAAATCCCAGAAGTGAATGCTCCAGCGACAAGATAGTTTAGTCCATTTGATTGCTGCATGTAACCCCATGAATCACGCTGGAAAAATCTGACAAAATATATGAAAGGCTGACCACCGGTGCTATCAAGTTGTATAGATGCGCCATTACCAGAATTAACCGTTGCGTCAACAGAGAAATCTTGCCTCCTTGTAAGTGAAAAAGGCAAAGTTCCATCAATATAAAATGGAGTGCCATCTTCTCTAAGCATCATTGCGCCGAAACTCATACGACGTACCCCAGAATAAAAATAGGTGAATTGGGAAATCTGTCAGGTCCAGCCACGTTATTTGGCGCAGGGTTGGATATCACAGAGTTACCGGAAACGTAAATCTGCCTACGGTTACTTCCTGTTCCATCAAAGTTTCCAACGGGAATTACGATAAATCTTAAACTACGACCTGAAGGAACATTAAAATATAATGTTGCTGACAGTTGAAGGTTGTCAAGATACTGATATCCAATAACATTTACCGGCTGTATTCCGTAGTTGTTGTATACGCCGTTGTCGTCCCACGTTCCAAATCCAAACATGTAGTTAAAGGGCGGATTTCTCCGCCCATCTCCGTTAAAGTTGCCCCATCCTTACGCGCAAAACTCCATTTTGATCGTAAACGCTAATCTGGTTATTCTGTATGACAAGCCTTCCCTGCCCCGCAACATTTCCGTTAACTTCAAACGTACCGCCCTTATCAATCCTCCAGCCAACCTGACCCTGTTGGTAGTTATTAGACTGAATCTCATAACCGATCTTAGCGTTGGTGATCGAAGCGTCTTTAATAATTGCGCTTTGAATGTAAGTCTGATTGCCTTCTACAAAGAAAGGAAGCTGCAAACTCTGTCCAATCCTTCCTATTGCAAACTGATCTACATCCCAGAAACTACGTGCTTTAATGTTACCATTGCTGTTGTCGATTGCAATAGAGAAGCCCGCCTGCAGAGCCTGTCCATTAACCTTTGCCCCTAAACCAACGCTGTAGATACCGCCGACCTGTCCATCCTCTGTCGCAAAAGTATTCAGCTTTGTCTGAGCTAAGACATTAACCTGACTACCAAGGCTTGAATTAAGACTTTGAATAGCTTCAGCTCGCGCCTGGGTTTCATCACTGATAGCTTTCTGAGTATTGGTGATCGTAGACTCATTCTGACCAAATCGAGTATTAATACTCTGGAAAGTTGATGCTGTGCTCTCATCAAGGTTGGTGATCGTCTCCTGAATCTCAGTGATACTTGCTGTTATGTCCTCGTCGATCTGCGTCTTAAGCTCGGTAATTGCCGTCGCCCTCGCTTCTGACTCATTGGCAATTGCTTCATCAAGTCGCGTTACTGAAGAATTAACCTTTTCGTCAAACTCAACAGTAAGTTGGCTGATTGCGCTGGCGCGAGCCTCCGTCTCATCAGCTACCAGTTTAACCGCCTGGCGATACTCCGCTTTCCTCTTTCCGTTCTCCACTGTCATCCTGATTACGTCGGTGTTGTTTGCCAATGCGTTTTCAATGGATGCCTCAGCCTGAGCTTTCTGTTTTGCAGCGGCGGATTTAAGATCTTCCTGAGTCTCAAAGATGTCCTTCTTCAGCTCCTTGTAACCTTCGCTGTTTTCGATGTCGATTTTCACAACTTCAGCAATCTTATCGAAATCATCAGTCGCCATGCCGAAAACGAAATCTGTCCAGTCTGATTGGTTACCGATCTTGTCAATGGCCCTCACACGATAATAGTTAGTGTAGCCAGAAGGCAGCACGCTATGCCAATACTCGTGTTGAGGATATGGAACCAGGCTAACCAGAGATGCCGTTTCTACGCTTCCTGTTTTAGACTGCTGCAGCTCAATGTAAGCTGTGTCCGCTGAGTTTTCAGGCATTCCCCACTTAACCCTGATGCCGAAAACCTCACCCTGAGTCGCTGTTAAGTTGATTGGCTTGTTTGGTTTTCCAATTTTACCGGTCAGTGATTTAGCAACTACGGCTGACCATGGAGACGCGCTGCCACCGGCAGAAACAGACCTTACACGAACTTCATAAACACCTGCGTAGATGCCTTCTAACTGAATTTCAGTTGTTGGCGTCTGCGGTACGTTCTGCCAGTTATTCCCATCCTTGCGCCATTGAACCTCGTACAGCGATGCGTATTGAACTTTATCCCACGACACAACCATCGTTTCAACGCTCATTCCCTGTACAACGCGAGAGTAGGAGCTGAGTTGCACATTCTGAGGCGCTGGCATAACATCAGGATCAACTACGCTTGTTGGCCTGCTGTCAACTATCACTCCGTAATCAATTGCATCATATTTTGTCTCGTCATATTCGACTGCAGTGATTCTGTGAACAAACTCCTCATCGTCATCACCTTTCTCGATCTTCGTTACCACGTATTTCTCAAAGGTCAGGTCGGTGCGCTCAATCGCGAAAACTGCATCAGGCTGAACCTGAAATCCAAACCCAACGTTTAGAGTCAGGGTTTTTCCGTCTGGTGCCACGCTGGCGATGGTTCGCTTCTGCGGGATACCGTCAGGTCGGTTAACGATGATGAAATCGCCTGGCCTCGCATCAACACGGAACGACGTGAAAACCTGCCAGCCTGCAACCTCAGAAACTCGTCCGGAAAGGTTCAGCAGATAGTTACTCTGCCAGTGAGAATCCGCCACGGCAATAACATCACCTATCATCGGAATCATCCCCTCTAGACCTGTTGCGAAGTTAACAACAGTGCTGCGAAGGTTCGTTTTGATTATCCAGCGCCCACGGCGGTTTGCTTCACTGCGGCGGGTGCATCCGATTGCTGTAATCTCAGTTGGGTTATTACCAAACCGGCGCGCCGCTTCGGTGTCAAAAACAGGCTCAACATCTTGGTTATACATGTTCTCGCGATCATCAAACATGACGTTGCAAGAGGTGTACATGCTCTTGTCGCTGGCGAAAGTGCGGACAAATGCCCCATCAACCACATTATCATTTGTGAACAGGTAAACCGGATCGCGCGGCTTATCGATCACGATTGACAGGCTTTCACCGTTATAAAACGACATCCCGCGAAAGATTGAGCACATATCTCGCACGATGGTGTAAGCCTCAACCTGAGACTGAACAATCATATCACACAGATAACGCGGCTCCGTTCCGCCGTGACCATCAGGCACCTGCTGATCGCAATACTGAGCTGCCTCGTATAAGCTCCACTTATCCAGTGCAATTCCCAGCTCGCGCTGGTCAAGTCCGTAACGCTGATTCAGGATCAGGTCATACAACACCCATGCCGGGTTATTGCTCCATGTGAATTTAAATGTGCCATCCCATGTGCCATTGTAAGTCCTTGCAATCGGATCATAGTTTGTTGGAACCATGATTTTCTTCCATTTCTTTTTTAGTGAAATGGTTGGCAACTGGCTCGGGAAAAGATCTGAGCCGAACTCAATAAACAGCAGGCCGGTAAGTGGATAACGGAATTTAGCGTCAATAACCTCACTGTAAGCCTGAACCCTGATCTCATCTTGAATCCTGTCCGTGCTGCTGTCAGGCGTGATGCGAACAGCGCGAATCAACACCTGTTGGTAATTAAGCGGAAGGTTAATGCGGATACTGCGGTCATATCCGCTGGTGTTCTTTCCGTCGAATGAGTCAGTAAGCACGGCTTGATAAGAGCCACCATCGACAGCCATATCAAAACGGAAATCAACCTTGGTGCCAACCGTGTCGCCATTGTCCAGCGTCTGAACAAATCGATCAGTCATGATGCGCACACGAACGGCGCTTAACGTCTGATTGGTAACGCTGATTATGAACGGGTTTTCGGTTATCAGTGGGCGCTGAACAGTGATCTCATTATTTGACTCGGTAAATCCCTGGATGTATTCCTGAGTCTGCGTCCCGGTACGAAACTCAGC